GTGTCAAAAGCCTCGCCACGTTGCTGGACGAACGTGTCCTGAACGGCATCTGCTTCGGGACGGGCGATGTCTGTTGGTCCAAGTGTTGGAGCCTTGAAGAGGCCCTCACGAGCCTTGACACCGACAAGCTTCACGCCGTCCTTGTGCTCAGGCAGACCATAGATGTTGCGCATGAATGCACGTTCTGTGATCTCGTAGAAGATATCGGAAAAAGAGAAGAAGTCGCCGATGTTGACATTGATGCCTTTATCAACGAGGTCGCGATGCTGAACGAATACTTCAATTTTGTACTGTGCATCAATGCCGAACTTATCGATCTTCGTCTCTGTCTGAAAGTTGTTATCGACAAGTGCATCAATGACGATAGGATTATCGTAGACCTTCTGCAACGCCTCATTATACACGCCATGGGCTTTTGTCTTTAGCTCTGAGATAGAATAATAGTAGATCTTCTGTCCAACGACATCCTTTATCAGCTCTTTAGTTATATCACTAATAAAATTTATCTCACGTGGTGTGATGAACAACCTTGACATGAAGTACCTTGTCTTTCAATTATCCGATTATCACAGATTTGCCTAGCGGCATGGGCACATATTTAAGTTGTTTATTGAGACTTTCAGCTGCAAGTGAGTCAGCTTCAAGTAGCTTTTGATGCGTCAAGTTGGCAAGGAACTCCTTGAGCTGAGTAACCAATTTCTCCTTATCCTCCCTACCTTGCGTGATGAGGGCATCGCCGTTTAATTGCAATTCAGCGTTTGGAATTGGTATCGATTGAAACTTTGACCTAATGAGACCAAGAAGCTCCTTGCTGAGTGCCAATGTGTACTGCCTGATCCACTGACGACCTGGCTGATTGATCGTCGCGAATGGGATATTTCCCAGTGGCATGTTTTGAGCCCCAGAAATTCCGTAAATAGAATCGTCGTGATAAGAAGTTGGGTTCAGCGGATCGTGCGGCGGCATCACTTTGCAGAATAACTTTCCGGTCTGCAAATCAGTGACAGGAATTGGATAAATTCTTACGTTGCTGCCGAGCACTTCATAGCTGTAGTGAGACCTACGAACGCGGAACGCTGTCTCAAGCATTCCTCTTCTCAGGACATCTTCAAAAACTGGCAGAACATAGAAGATGGAAGAGTTGACGTACGATTCGTAGTTAAAATTGGTGGCCAAGAAGTTTGTTATATTCGAAGCGTTGAGAAGAAATTGTTGGGCCGCGAGGGGCTCCATATGAAACAATTCAACGATCTTCAGCTTGCCTTTGGACCCAGAGACCATGGAGTCATAGACTCCTAAGCCTGTCTTAAAATCTTTCAGGTCTGTATAAAGATTATAATCTTGTCGGCCTGCGACGAGGTCAAAATAACCCAAGGTTGCATCGTAGGATCCTCCTACGAATGCCTCTCCTGCATATGGTTCTGACATTCTCAAAAGATATTCTAGCGACCTTTTAGAATATCTGTTCGTCAGGTCAGAAGAACCTGTTGACATGCCGAGGACATTCGTCAACTCAGAGATAATCTTCGTCTCATGAATGAGGCGACTATACTCACACGCAGACTCCTCAAAGCAAGTCCAGATCTCTTTTTTTGTTAACTCGACAGACAGGACATCGTCACCAAGTTTCCTTTTGACGAAGGTGATCATGGCATCAGCCTCAGCCTGAAACTGTGAGTCGGCATCAAAAAAACCGAAGCTTGTTGGGTTGATGGTTAGTGAGAAACTCGACATACAACTAAATATGTCGATATTCGCTGTTAAACATCAACCTCCGTGGTATTTGATCGCACGCTCCTGACGTTGTGCCGCTGCCTTAGAAGGGTGGGTACCGAGACGTCTTTTTTTTCCTGTCTTGCTGTCTTTATGCTTGGTATAAAGGCACCACTCATCACCACATTTTTTAATTATTTCAGATATAAGCTGTCGAAGCAACGATTCATCGAGGACAGGTAACTCTGATTCCTCATCGCCGTTAGTCAAATTTTTCCATGCGGCAGGTGGCATATAGTTCATGCCGACACGAGTGTCTATCCCGTCGTAAGTCTTATTTTTGACAATGTCATGCTTGTTTCTTTTCTTAGGCACGTACTAAGTATTCAAAATTAGTCAGATCGATGAAATAATTACTTCAACTGCATTCCTAATACGACCTTGTAGTTCCTGAGGAAGCGCAGATAACAAAACATAATCTTCGGCTACTCTCGGATCAGATGGAACTCCACCAACAATCATATTGTTGGTTGGTGTGACAATTGCCCTAATGACAAGAGGCGCAGGCCCCACGTGCGATGACTCGACTGGATATCGTATATCAACTTTAGAATTATTCATTTTATCCTTTAAGAATCTGTGTGCCTTCATTCAGTGATTGATTGACGACAGCAAGCTGCTTACGAAGCGTCGCAAGTTCTGTCTTCAATATTTGAATGGTCTTATCGTCGGCGGTGCCGCATCTTTCATTTATGAGAATTGCTTCCTCATATGCATTTATTCTCTGACATAGTACTTCACGTGTTGCTGACATAGGTAACCTCTTTAATAAGTAGTGGAGATGTGTGGTACTGCCCCACAGTCCGAAATTTTTCCTTCAAATATCTCGTGCACAAGCTTGGAATGAATTTTTTGACATCATCCTCGTCTATAGAGTTCCCAGTTTAAACCTCAGCTGGGGGCTCTCAACCAAAAAGGTCCTAGGCACCGCCCTCCTAGGAAATCCACCCCGTACAATGGGGGTAACTACATTGTTTGTGACTTTCTGTTTCTATGCAGTCACCGCACATTCTTCAAGCTGCGAGAGCGAGAAGAGAAGAGCCGTTATCGTTGGCATCTAAACGTCACTTGGATTTTAAACCGGATCCTCGTGCACCGGTGCTTGCAATTTTTGAATTATTAACTCCGTCGAAACTATTTCATCCCCTTATGATTACTTCTTAGCACTGCGCGCAGAAGAAGCAACCTTTGTCTTTTCTTTTGTCCTAACTGTCATATTTTGCATAGTAAGATCTTTAATCTTTTTTGCCTCCTGTGATGTCCATGTTACAAACATATTCTTTTCAATTTTTACATGCTCCTTTTCAAGAGCTGCTAGAATTGTCTTCCTAAATTTACCAACTAAAATATCTTTGTCCGTAGATGAAGAAAAAACTGAAGAAGACGCATTTTGACCTAACATTGTTTCATAAAGATACAGCAGTTCTTCTGGATTAAGTTGAACGTTCATCATTCCTCTTCAGAGTTTTTCTTGTCTTTTCCGACGCCATAAACAGTATTGCTTTCAATGACCTTTGACCATGACTTAGGCAATTTCTTGACTTCAAAAACATGCCATTCTTCACCATCGTGAAAATCAACAGCCGTAGAAGATGGTGTAATAATAAGCCTTAAAGCTGAAACATTATCAATAATAACCGATCCACTGTCAAGAAGAACATCTACTGAATCTTTCTCTCCTACATCTTCAAATTCAAGTGAAATTTTCTCGCCAGTAGGTGACAGAACTAAAGCTGAACTTAATTTTGAAAGCTCTTCTGCAGTAATAAATGAAGTAATCTCCTCTTGCTCTTCAAGGGCTTCTTCTTCTTCATCACAATGTTGACAGCTTTTATCTTCTTTATGTGACTTTTTATCTTCTTCTTCTTCTTCAGATTCATCTTCATTATCACCTATAATGAAATTTGAAAATGTTCCTAATAGTTCTGAGAGTCTTTCTTCGACTTCGTCACCAGAAGATGTTGTTGACTTATAGTGCCACATGACAGTATAAAGAAATAATGCATCGGATTTTGATAACTTCATATTATAAACTCCTTTTAAAAAAGAAAGGAGGCAATTAAAGCCTCCTTTCATCTTTAAGTTATATCTTTATTCAGATAGCCTTGCCAGTAAATTGATAATGCTTCTGTAGGGCTCGATAAAGAGTTCGGGCTGTACGTCCATCAAAGCTGTACGTATTACCCTCAGGCGTATCAATAAATAGACGAGTTGCATCTGTCTGAGGATTCGTTGTTACTGCAACATTAAAGCTTCCATCATCTCGACCATGTGTCTCAGTTCGAAGCTTGCCTCGACGACATTCACGAGTACGAATTGAAGCGCTACGATTCTGTGGATTATTGCTGTTTGTCATATTGATGATTTCTCCTTGAGGCTCTATTTGATTGCCTCGTTGGATATCATCTTAGCATAGAAAGATATAAATGTTTAAAAATTACTTTTTATCTTCTTCTGATACACCTGATGATACCTTTTAATTTGCAGAATCATCTTCATGTTAGTGTATAACTTTATTGTAAATAACTTAAGGTGCTATACTTTTTGCTTACTGTGTCCCACCGGCAGGTTTTGCGCCCGCAGGTGCAGCGGCGCCTTTTGCTGCTTGCTGTGTCCCACCGGCAGGTTTTGCGCCCGCAGGTGCAGGAGACATAATTTCTGATATTGACTCTAATATATCGGCATATGCAGAGCTAATTTTATCTGCGGCGACTACAGGTTTGGTACTTAAACCACCTAATATTTCAGATATTTTTGACAAAGATTTTGAAAACCCGTCAACATCTTTAGGCGATTCTTTCTGCAGATCATTGAGTTTTTTTACATCTTCTTCTGACATACCAGGCGCGGCAGCACCAGCACCTTCAAGCAACCGACTAACATGCTCTCTAATTTGTCGGCGGAGTCGTGATTCTGCTCCAAATTTCTTTTGTTCTATGAGCACGAGTCGTTTAAGAGTTGCTGTTGTAAGCTTCATGGTAAGTAAATATATCAAAAATCTTTATTGTTATGACAAATAAGTCATATTTTATTTCTCATTTCTGCCTTAAATTGCTCTGTTCCAATTGAATAATATTGTCCTGACAGTTCATAATGAAGATCTGTGCCTGTTCTTACGGCCCACTGCACAAGATAATTAAGCACATCTGCTGACATTTTATTTCCTGCCTCTGTAACTTCATAATACGGGCATGTTCCCATCCTGGGTATCTTTGTGATGATAACCCCGACGATGCTTGGTTTCATCCACATCGGAAATATATCTTCTGTTCGCCAAGAACAGCTATATTTTCTACATACTTCAGGCCTGTCTTCATATATTGTACAAAGACCAGCCAAATAGAAGCAAGGGCTTCCCTTACCCATCAAATGATCATAAACGGATGCAGCCAACCATCCTTCACAACATTTTGTGCACTCTCCGCACTGACGATCAACAACAGGAAGGGACTTCATTGTGCTACAGAGCAACATTATACAACAAACCAATGAGGCGAGTTTAGGCGTAAAAGCATCTATCTATAGTAAAATAATAGATACAACGTCATGACTTAGGATCAGCATCCACGAATTCTAAAGACTCTAGATTAGACTTCCCAATAGGATGGCACCTATAGCATCGACTGCCTCGTTCAAATGCCTGCAAAGTTTTCGGTTGTTGTTCTCCACATTTGACGCACTCAAAGATCAGATACTGCGCTTGCCTAGAATGGTATTCCTCAAGAGGTGTCAGCAGACGTAGTTCAGATTGTCGCTGGAATAATCTTTCTTCAATAGATGATGTTGCCAATGTCTTTTTTATGCTAATTCTCTGGATGGTATCTGGTGAGTGCTGTTTACCATAAAAGTGATTTCCTGATCCACTGACCTTAGCTGACTGCAAAGCCAATCGTGCATCAGTGTCCTTTGTCTTTCCTCTGTTCCATGCAGGAGCATGTCCGCCTTTTGAACCGCCTGCTCCCATTGCTATCCTTGAGTGTACTTTGCAATATTGTTTAAAAGAGAATGAAACATAGCGTGTCTGTTCGCTGCACTCTAGACACATAGGACGAATGCCATCATGAAAGACTTTAATTGTGTATTGCTCTGAGTCTAATCCGTGAGCAGTTCTAATATGCGTAGATAACTTTTTTAGATCATCATCTTCGTGCTGACATAATTTACAGTTCATGACGTAATATCTTCCGGGAACCAAGACATATACTTCCAACCATTCTTCATACAAAAATCAAGAGCCGCAGTATGCTTCGCTTCATTCATGTCTGTGCCAACCAATGAAGCCGGTTTTACTTCTACAAGCAAACATGATCCATCGCTTAATATAACTTGAAAATCTGGAATATATCGCTTCAATTTTCCTTCCAAGAAATATGGCAAAGACATTGGCTCATACTTCCATGTTTCAACATCGGCTCGTCTATCCAACTCCTCCATATACATCTTTTCCCACGAAGAACGATAGTTACATACTGCGCCTGTCTTGATGGAGGTATATTGACCCACGGACCATACGAAGCCACCGTCGAGATATCTTTGAGTTATTGTAGCAGATATCTTGTCATTTCTTTCTGTGAAATCATATAAGCCATCTGCGTAACGCTGTTTATACGTTTCCGCCGCCGCAGAGCGTGCTTTCGCGAGCGTACCATCTGCCCATAAGCGTTTTGTGTGATCAGAGAATTTTTGTTTATCTTCTAAGGTCATATCAGAATATGCTTCACGTGTTGCTTTAATTCTTTTTGCTTCTGACTCTGGTGTTTTTGTAGAATTCATGGCATCAATCTGCTTTTTTGCAACATCAGGATGTCGAGCCATCCAAGCTTTCATGTTCACTGAATTTTTTGCGCCGATCTTTGCTTTCTCTTCTGCAGATTTGATTCTACCGAAAGCATGATGTCCGTGAACAAATGTAGTGTAATTCTTTAGACCGACATTCCATGTTGTTTTTCCAAAACACCCACAATGACATGTGGGTATCGTACCATTGTGCTGATACTTCAAGACATATTCTTGAACAGTTACATTGTGAGAACGAATGTGACGAAATACAAATTCTTGAGATTCAAACTTAATACCACATTCATTACATATAGTCGGTGTTTTCATATAATATACATATTATAGTATAACGATA